TACAACATGCTGATTTACTAGTAGGTCTTAATAGACCGGGTAAACAGAAGATACAATACTATGGCCCAGAAAGATTTATTATAGATAGAGATCAAACTATTCTTGCTATGCACTTCTTGAAGTGTAGAAATGGTGAGCCAGGTATCTCATTCTTTAGAACAGCCTTTGATAAAATGACTATGCATGCTATAGATGCACCCCCTAAACAAGAAAGAAGATTAAGAATATGATAACAACAACAGACCAGTCGGAAGACAAAAAAGAAAACCTAAAGAAACTCAGGGAGTTTCACAAAGCAACAATCAATGAGCTAGGAGTATCAAACTTTTTCCTATTAGGAAAAATGTGCTATCTTGACAAAGGAAAATATGTAGTAAGCTTTTTCCATAGTGAGATAAGCAAAGGGCAAGATATCTTCATAGAATTCACAAACAGGTATAATGTACCTGAATTTCCAGAGAGAACTCTATACAGATGGAGATTTAACCCTCACTTTGAAGAAGAGTGTGAAAAGACTGGAGAATCAGATCCAGCAAAAGTAAGATACCTTGTTCCTAAAGATGAGTTGAAAGTAGTAAAGAGCTATAGCCCAGCGGCTATAATACAACCAGAGGTTGTAATCAATTCCACAGAGACAGATTTTGAATTCAGCTTGCCTGATCCAGAGAAAGATCCACTTATTAGTGAGTTGACTATCAGAGATCTAGCAGCAATATTACTACAAAAGCCAGTTAGTAATAAAGAATGGTTAAACAACATAATAAAAAAGTAAATGGAGAACAGTCAAGTAACAGTACAAACCAACAAGGATCTTACTGAGTTTTTACAAACTCTTATAGATTCTAAGAAGCTTCCTACTCACATAAAAAGTGTAGAAGAAGCTTTTACAATTGCTCAGATGGGTAAAGAGTTAGGCTTTGCAACAATGCAAGCTTTTCACTATATCATTCCTATTCAAGGTAAGTTGAGCTTATCAGCTAAAGCTACAGGTGCATTATTAAGAAAAGGTGGTGTAAAGTTTTATACCAAAGAAGATGGTGTTTATGTATTTCCTGATGGTACAACTGATGTAGTATCTCCTAAAGCTGATGGTACAAAACCAGTAGATCAAAGAACTACTATTGTATTTGTAAGAGATAGCATGGAGGAGAATTGTAGCTTTACTTGGAAAGATGCTGACAAGCAAGGTTTAACCACCAAAGACAACTGGAAGCGTATGCCAAAAGAGATGTTATATGCAAGATGTTTAGCAAAGGGTGCCAATAGAATAGGTGCAGATTTGTTATTAGGCTTGTATACTGCAGAAGAGATGGCTGATACTTTCTTAAAAGAGAACCAGATCAGAAGAAATGAAGATGGTACAATAGCAGAGGTAATAGATATAACACAGTAAAATAACCCAAAAAAACATATATGAGTAAATTAAGCACAAAAAACATCCAAACGGGTGGAGAAGGGGTTTCAAAGACTTTGGAACCAGGAGAAAATCTATGCAAGATCAATGATGTATCTCTAGAAGATTTTAAACTTAAACCAGGAGGCTATGAGATCATGCTTCACTTAGAAGGTGAAGATATGGGCAGTGACTTTCAAGGTTTCTACATTGACAAAGACAGACCAGAACTAGGTCGTCATAAAGGCAAGGTAGGTACTGTAAAAGCAACTGAGTGGGCTTTTGCTGATGGTGAGACTAAGTCTGGTATACCAGTAAGCCGTGACCAAGAGATGCTAAAGTTCTTAAAACAACTTTGTGTTAGTACTGGTTGTGCTGCTTGGTTAGATGCTCAAGATGATAAGCATGATACCATTGAGTCTTTATTCAAAGCTTTCTCTAAAGAGAAACCCTACAAGGATAAGTTTTTCAGATTCTGTATTGGTGGTAAAGAATATACCAACAAAGGTGGTTACACAGCTCATCAGTTATTCTTACCTAAGTATTCTAAAGAAGGAGTACCTGTAGAGAAAGATGATGTTCAAACTTCTAAACTTTTAAAGTTTAAGCCTGAAGATCATATCAGAAGAAAGAAAGTTGAGCCAGTTAATGACTTTGGAGGAGATACCTCTGGAGGCATAAGCACAGGTTCAGACTTTGATCTATAGTATTAACAAGGGGGTGTAAAAAGCCCCCTTTTATATTAACAATATGCTAAGAATAAAATCCCTAATCACAGACATAACAGAGGTTCCAAGGGAATGGGTCTTTGAGTATTATCTACAACTACCAGAGAAACTAACTGGTCAGGATGTAAAGATCAAGTCCATATTTAACCCTAATGATAAGACACCTTCAATGTATATCTATAATTCTAGCTCTAACATTTATAAGTTTAAAGATTTTTCTACCGGCAAACATGGTGATGCTATAAACTTAGTACAAGAGATATTTAAACTTAGCACTAGGGGTGAGTCTGCATATAAAATCATGTCTGACTATAATGAGTATCTTCTTGACAACAAAGAAGACTATTCTATGAGAGAGTTCAAGAAGAGATCCAAGTATAAGATAGTAGACTTTACTATGAGAACCTGGACCAACTTAGATGAGAAGTACTGGACTAAGTTCCATATAGGATCTAAGCTACTAGAATTCTATAAGGTAAGTCCACTAACTAACTATAAGTTACACAAGGAAGAAGAAGATGGATCTGTAAAAGAGCTTATCATCAGAAATCATAACATGTATGGCTTTTTCAGAAAAGATGGTACTTTGTATAAGATCTATCAGCCTCTTGTAAAAGACAGCAAGTTCTTGAAGATAAGAGATTATATCCAGGGTTCTGATCAACTTACTATGAAGGTACCATATCTTGTTATTTGCAGTTCTCTTAAAGATATCATGGCTTTTACAAAGCTTGGCTATAAGAATGCAGAAGCTATTGCACCGGATAGTGAGAATACTCTGATACCAGAACATGTAATTAATGCTTATAGACACAAGTATAAAGGCATTATAACTTTGTTTGACAATGATCTTGCAGGTATAGAGTCTATGAAGAAGTATCAGACCAAGTATGATATTCCTTATGTTATACTAGAACTCTCTAAGGATCTATCAGATTCTATCAGAGATCATGGTATAAACAAAACCAGGGATATCCTAACACCATTACTAAAAGAAAAACTTAACAAAGCAGTAATAACACAATGAATTGGACATATTATGGTATAGAGTTCACAGATGAGCATATACCAGATAAAGCAATAGGTTTTATTTACAGGATGAGTGCTGTCATAAACAACACATCAGTAGCTTACATAGGTAAAAAGAATTTTTATGCAAACACAAAGAAAAAGCTGGGTAAAAAGGCAGCTCCAAAAGATAAAAGGAAGAAGGACTACATCAGAGTATCCAAGCTTGCTTATCATGCTTATTATAGTAGCAATGATATCCTTAAAGCAGCTCATAAGAAAGGTGTTCAGATTAAAAGAGAAATCTTAAGAATCTGTTACAGCAAAACTGAGCTCACTTACCAAGAGGTAAAGCACCAGTTTGCCTATGATGTTCTTGAGGATGATCTATATCTGAATGGTAATATACTAGGCAGATTTTATAAAAATAAAACAACATGAGTGATAAAAAACTAACATGGCAAGAAGCAGTTCTGTTTCTTAAAGATTTAGGTATAACAAGTATACATGTACATTATGAAGGGTCAGGAGACTCAGGATCTATAGAAGATGTAGAATATTATACAGGAGAGAATGGAGAGACTGTACATTTCAGACATGATCTAAATATTAGTGATGAGATGCATGAAAAGCTAATAAACTTATGCTATCCTATGCTAGATAATATTGAAGACTGGTATAATAATGATGGTGGTTATGGTTTTATTAATATTGATCTTGACAAACTACATTATCACATAAGTAATAATATTAGATATACCAGTTATGAGATATATAATCATGAAGGTAGTATACATGATTTATCAGAAGAATAATGGCACATCCATATGATCATGCAAGATCCTCAGCTAAGAAATGGGGAGGTAGTCCTGATGAGTATGTAAAAATACATGAATGGTTTGATCAAACAAAAGAATGGGTTGGACACTCTGTACACAGAATGTTCAGGCACCACTCTGAAGGTATATTTGAGTGTGAGAAAATATTTGGACCATTCTTTATTAACTCTACAGGCAAGAGAGTATTTACTAGATACATAGGAGAACAGCATGTCAAAGAAGACTGCAATGGACACATTCCATCAGCCAAAGAATGGCTGGACAACATTACAGAAAAGAAAACACCATTATGGATGTTAAAAACACAAAAGATAGAGGACTAAAAGATATTATAATAGATGAGGATACATATGTAAACCTCACAAAAATGCTAGGATCTTCAGAAGAAGACAAGATAGTAGCCTTAACAAACATAAACAACCTTGACCAAAAGGCAAATGTTATACCAATACTATTTCTAAGAAAAGAATGTACTAGAACAAATCTTGAGCTGTGGAAAGAACATGCTGATAAGAGTATAAAGTATCAAAAAACCTTAGGAGTAGATGACAGCAACAATGTTATAAAGTATAAGAACATCTTAGCAGCTATTAACAAACAGAAAGTAAAGAAAGAATCTAACATAGAGTTCTTCTGCAGAAGGTTTGAGAACTTTGTAAAAGATAACTTGGTAGGCTTTGATTTTATAGAAAATGTACAACTAAAAATAACAGTAAGAGATGAGCAATAAAGCAGACCAGCTGGCAAAGGCCAGTAAAGATCTAATACTTAAGGATGCCTTCTATGGGTTTTTCCTTATGATGCTTAATAAACAATGGAGTACAAAAGTACCCACAGCAGGTGTAAGTAGATTGGGTATCAACTATCAGTTATATCTGAATGAAGACTTCTGGCAATCACTAACACCAGAACAACATATAGGTCTACTAAAGCATGAGCTATTGCATATAGCATTCTTTCATGTTACAGACTTTGATCATCTTTATGATAAGAAGATGGCTAACATAGCAATGGACTTGGAGATCAATCAGTATATTGATCCGGCTTTTCTACCACCAGGACCAATGACTCTAGATGTCTTTCCAGAACTAAACCTAGAACCTAAGAAGGGTACTCAGTATTATTATGATAAACTGATGCAGGGTAAGATAAACCCAGGCACTTGTCCTAATCTAGATAAGATAATGGAAGCATGTGGAGAAGGTAATGGTGAAGGAGATGAAGAAGGTAATGGTGATAAGATAACAGTAAGGATAAATGGTAAAGGTGATGTAGAAGTAAGATTACCTAACCATGACACATGGAAAGAGTTTGATGATCTAGATGAAGCAACTAAGAAACTTATCAAGACTCAAACAGAGCATATCATTAAAGAAGTAGCTGAGCAAGTACAGAAATCTAGAGGACATGTCCCTGGAGAGATTGCTGAGATACTAGAAAGAATCAATGAGCTTAACCCACCTAAGTTCAACTGGCGTGGTTATCTTAAAAGGTTTGTAGGAGGTAGTATAAAAACATTTACTAAAATGTCTAGGCACAAGCCTAACTTTAGGTTTCAAGAGAACCCGGGTTTAAAGCATAAAAATAGAAGACATATTCTAGTTGCTGTAGATACTTCAGGATCAGTATGTACTGATGAGCTGAAAGAGTTTCTTAATGAGATACATCACATACAAAGAACTGGTACAGAAGTAACCATTATTCAGTGTGATAGTGCTATCTCTCATATAGGAAAGTTTGATCCTAAGAAGGACTTTGAGATACATGGAAGAGGAGGCACAAGTTTCCACCCAGTCACAGATTATTATGATGAGAACTTTAGAAAGTATAACTGTTTGATTTATCTAACAGATGGTGAAGCATCAGCTCCAGAAAAATGTAGAGGACCAGTATTATGGGTTATCTCTAGTAAGTCACAAGGCTTAAATGAAGATTTAAAAGGATTACAAATACAATTAAACTAAAAACATGGCAACAAATAACAACAACAAAATCAGCTTAAACTCAGAAGAACTAAAGTCTTTCTTAACTTATATCTATAACAACAACAAGTTGTTACTAGAAAAAGGCTTAGCAGTACAAACTGTAAATGTAGAAGGTGAAGCAGGTGGTGGTAAGACTTCTACTATTCTTCAGTTAGCAAATGAACTAGGTCTAGAAATGGTTAGAAGAAACTTAGCAGAGTATGAGGATGTATCAGACTTAGTAGGTTATCCATGTAAAGAGCATGAAATGATTGGTAAAGATGGTGTAAAGAAATGGGTTGTAGAAGGAACTATACCACAATATATCACTGCTGGTTATAAACCAACCGGGGAGAAGAGAATGACTCATGCTGCTCCAGAATGGGCCCAAGGTAGAACACAACCTGTGTTATTATTGTTAGATGATTATAGTCGTGCTAGTGAGAAGTTTATCCAAGCAACTATGACTTTGATAGAGACTCAGTGTTATAATAGCTGGTGCTTACCTGCAGGATCATTTATCATCCTAACTTCTAATCCTGATAATGGTAACTATTCTGTTAGTGCATTAGATGGAGCTCAAAGAACTAGGGTTATCAATGTGAACTATAAGTTTGATGTAGAGGTGTGGGCTAGATATGCAGAGAAGACTGGTATAGATGGCAGATGTGTAAACTTCTTGTTATTACACCCAGAGTTGATGGATAACACAGATATCAATGCTAGGACTGTAACTATGTTCTTCAACTCATTGATGTCTATTGATAACTTTGGAGACTCTTTACCACTTATTCAACAGCTTGGTGAGGCAACTACTAACCCAGAGTTTACTACCATGTTTACTACATTTATCAACAACAAGTTGGATAAGTTAGTATCTCCTAAAGATATGTTACTACATGATAATGAGTCATATATTGTAGGTGAGTTAAACTCTTGCATAGGTGTAGGTCCTCAGTATCGTGCTGACATTGCTAGTGTGTTGACTACAAGGTTGATAAACTTTACTATTAACTATGCAGACAACAACACTATTACTCAGAAGATAACAGAAAGATTGATCAAGTTTTGTACTGGTGATGTGTTTACCACTGACTTGAAATATATCATTGTTAGAAGATTTATCAATGGTAACAAGCAAAAGTTCTCTAAGCTTATGCTTAATGCAGAAGTAGCTAAAATGTCTATGAAGTAATATGGAAGAACAAGAAGTATATGTACCAATAACAGCTTCCCCTATAAAAGGGGAGGCTATTGTACTTGATGAAGAGTCTTATAACTCTTTATATAAGATGCTAAACAGCTCAAATGAAGAAGACCACAAAATAGCACAGCTTGCACTAAACACCTGTGATATAAGAAAGTCTATCTACTGGATATATAAACTATCTAGAGGTCATTGGATATGCAATAGAATGGTAAACCTAAGGTTCAAAGCTAGTAGAAACTTTAGAGATCATAGCAATCTGTTTGGTATATCTATGAAAAATTCTTTAGCTTTTGCACAATGGTGTGATGAAAAAGACTGGATAACACCAGAGATATATCAATATCTAGAAGAAGACGTCATAAGAATGGCCAAAAGGCAGTTCTTTCACAGGTTCTATAATGTAGAGTTTAAAATAAAGGAAGAGTACAAGCACCTTCCAAGTAATAACAATGTAATTACAGCAAAAATAAATGACAACTAAAGACTATATCTATATCAAAAGTTTTGATAATAATGCAGGTACTTTTGAACATGAAACTATAACAATTTTTGATCAAGAAAAGCCAGAGCTTAACTTTATAAAAACTTATACTCCTACACCAAAGGACAAGATCTATATCTTTCCAAACTCAGATGTACCTAGGTTTAAGATAAAAGGTTTCTGTGATAAGTATAATGTAAGCATGTCTAAGTACAAAGAGTCTGCTAACATACTTGTTGGTAGTCCTGAAGCTTTGACTGCTGATTTATGGGACTGGGAAAACTATGACCATTTTATGTATAAGTCTTATTTTCTTAACATACTTAAGTTAGCTACAAGAGTAGGTGATCTAAGATATGTAAAGCTAATACAAGATATTACTGATAATCCAGAAGCTACTATCATTGTTAGTAATAATACTAGATATAGATTATCTAACAATGGTTTAAATGGTTATACTTTTCAGTTTATAGAACCTGATGAAGATGACCTATCAGTTATTCCTACTATCCTAGATAGACAAAAGTATTATTTTCAGAACACTGATGAGCAAAGAAAACTACTAGCTTATCTAGAAAATACAACTATATATCATAGAGATGCTTTACTAAATATTCTTAATGAAGACTTGGTGATAGATCAGGAGATGTATGAAGGTTTAAGAAATATGTTTGAGAGCTCTGACAGAGCTGATCACAAAGTTGCTATGGAAGGCATGGCTAACAGTGATTATCTAAAATCAGCACTATACTTGTTGTTTTTGTTCAAAGATTATAGACATCAAATCTATAACTCTGATACAAAATATCATGTAAACTTCAAAAGTCTTTGCAAGTTCTTTAATCATAATGCTGGTAATCATTTGGATCTAGATGATATAATGGATAAGCTTATAGAGAAAGATGTACTAGATGCAAGCACTCTTAAGACACTGTTAGATCTAGCCACAAAAGAAATACAAGATAAATATGATATGAAGCACTTTGTTATCAAAGTTGTAGAGCCTACAGAAGAAGCTAAAGCAATAGCTGCTAAGAATACACCGGTAGTTGTACCTACAGAAGATAATATACAAACCTTATGATAGAAACAAAACAAATAACTCCTGCTGAACTAGAGCAGGAGTTTTACTCCAAACCCTTTTATATGAGCTATTCGGGTCTAAACAAAATGCTCTTTTCTCCAATGCTTTGGTACAAGCACTATGTACTACAGCAAAGAGAAGAGAAGGTAGAAAGTTATCTTATAGATGGAAAAGTTATTCACACTTTATTACTAGATGATGGTAGCTTTGACAAAAATTTTATACTTTTGCCTTCAACCCTCCCAACAGGCAACTCAAGACTAGTTATTGATAAAGTATTTGAAAAACACAAAGAGCACATCCTTAGTTCTTTTGGAACAATAGGTACTCTAGATGATTTTGGAAAAGATATTTTAGATATACTTAAACAGATCAACTTACACCAAGCTCTCAAAACAAATGAACAAAGATTTGCAAAGATCATCACAGAGGAAACCACAAGCTACTTTGAATTCTTAAAGTCTAGAGGCAAGAGAGACTTGATAGATTCAGAAACACTACAGAGATGCAATGAAGCAGTAGATATCTTAAGAAATGATAGCCGCACAGGTGATCTTCTTGGGCTATATAAGTCAGAAATGGAGAACATAGAAATGTTTAATGAGATAGAGTTATCTATAGATAAAGATATAACTCAGTTGTCCTTTGGACTTAAAGGTATAGCAGATAGCATACAAGTTAATCATGATAAGAAGTGCATCTATATCAATGACTTGAAGACTACTGGCAAGACTATATCTGACTTTGAAGAGACAATAAAGTTTTATAACTACAATCTACAGGCAGCTGTCTATCACAGGCTTGTTAAGCATCATTATAAAAGTATATTGAAAGATGACTGGACACTGCACTTTAACTTTATTGTTATAGATAAGTATAACCAGGTATATTGTTTTGAAGTATCTAAGTCTACTTTGAGCTTGTGGGATGATGAGTTGAAGAAGAAGCTACTAGAAGCTGACTGGCACTACAAGAATAAACAGTACAATCTACCATATAAATTTGCAACAAGCCAAGTAATTTTGTAAATTATACTATCATGGCTATCAAATCATTGTACAAAAACTATTTTCAGAAGAGCAGGATCTTTATATATCCTATCCTGGAAATAAAGAGGGGTTCAAGTGTAACCCCTATTGAAACTTATGTGTCTTGGGATGAACAGTATTCTCCTGAAGATATGAAACTTATAGCTCTCTATCATCTTAGAGATGATGCTGAGTTTATAAAGTTTGAGAAAGAAAAACTACTTAGTAATAAGTACTTCCACAGCTTTAAAGAAGTAGAAGATAAGAAGGCAGTATATGTCTTTGACTTCTCTGAGTTTAAAGCTGACTGGCTGAACATTATTAATGGCAAGTATTCTCAAATTAGCTATCCTTATAAGAAGAAGATTGAGAACTTCTATGGTAGAAGAGATGCTAACTATGCTTATATAGAAAGCTTCTTGTATCCAGAAAAGTATTACTCAATGTATTCTGATATCATAGGAGTGTCTGTTAGCATTCTTAAAGAGGTAGGAGAGCTATGTTCTAAAATGGACATGGAAAAAGAAACACTGCATGCTAAGATAAAAAATTTGGAACTTAGGCCTAAAAGTGTTTAATTTGTAATCTTTAAAAAACCAAACTATGACAGATTTAAAAACTATGCTGTTAATCACAGCACCTTGGTCACCTGAAGCTAATACCTTTAGAATGATACCAGCAACACCGGATTGTCCATACTTAGATGTAGTGTACAACAGAGACAAGAAAGCTTTAGAAATCACATCTACTTATAAGAGAAATGAGTATGCTATGTTTGCTAAGGTTGATGATAATGGAGATGCTGAGAAAAGAAAAGCAGCTAAGATAGATGAAGAAACAGGAATGCAAATCACTGTTAAACAAGAGAGAAGAATGGCTGAGATCCTTCAGAAATACTTCATCTTAGAACAGTCTGAGATCATTTCTTTTGTTCAAACCTTTGCTGTAAATGCTGATAGGGTTGATTACATGCAACACTTTCAAGGTTCTATAGTTGAAGCTCCAAAGGCTTCTATTATCATGCCTTAATTATTAACACTTTAGATATTAAAGGGTAGAGAGATCTACCCTTTTTTGTCTATACATATGGGGAGACAGCTGAACTGAATAAAACAACATGGCAAAAAATCATTGGGTCATAGACTATGAAACTCTTATAGACTGCACTATTCTAGTAGCAGAACACTATACAGGAGAACAAAAACATGTTTTTTCTATTAGTAAGTTGGGTAGTGAATTACCACAACTGGTAAGCTTTTTAGAAACAAACAAGAAAAATGATGAGTGGCATATATCCTTTAATGGTCTAAGCTTTGACTCTCAAATCACTGAGTATATCTTAAGAAACAAAACTATGTTACTTACTCTTACAGGAGTAGAAGTAGCTGGGCTTGTCTATAAGAAAGCTCAAGATATAATCTATAGACAAGAGAACAAAGAGTTCTCTGAGTTTAGTGAGAGAGATCTTAGCATAAGACAGATAGATGTGTTCAAACTTAATCACTGGGATAACCCAGCTAAAAGATCTAGCCTAAAGTGGATACAATTCTCTATGGATTGGCACAATCTACTTGACATGCCTATACATCATACAACAAAGATTGAGACAAAAGAACAACTAGATACAGTAATAACCTATTGTATAAATGATGTTAAGTCTACCAAACAGATCATGCATCTTAGTAAAGAACAGATCATGCTAAGGAAGTCTCTGACATCTGAGTATAAGATACCTTTGTTCAGTGCATCTGAGCCAAGGATATCTAAAGAGTTATTCCTAATGTTCTTAAGTGAGGAGATGGGTGTTAAGAAGTATGATCTTAAGAATCTTAGAACTAAGAGAGATCTTATCAAGGTAAAAGACATTATACTGCCTTATACTAAGTTTAAAACCAAGCCTTTTCAAATGCTACTTGACAACTTTAATGATCTAGTTATAAATGCTAGAGATACTAAAGGAGGGTTTAAGTATCATATGACTTATAAAGGTGTACAAACAGACTTTGGTTTGGGTGGTGCTCATGGTTGTACAAAATCTGGAGTATATGAATCATCTGATAGCATGATCATAATGTCTAGTGATGTAACTAGCTTTTATCCTAATCTGGCTATTAGAAACAAGTGGTCACCAGCTCATCTACCAAAAGAAATATTTTGTGATAAGTATGAATGGTTCTTTGAGGAAAGAAAGAAACTACCAAAGAAAGATCCAAAGAACTATGTATACAAGATCATCTTAAATAGTACTTATGGTTTGAGCAATGATGAGAACAGCTTTCTATATGATCCTGAGTTTACCATGAGGATAACTATCAATGGTCAACTTACTCTAATGATGCTATATGAGATGCTGTCTGAAGGAATTCCAGGCAGTGTACCACTAATGCAAAACACAGATGGTGTGGAGATGGTAATACCTGTAGAACATAAGCAAAGATATCTAGACATCTGTGCTGAATGGGAGAAGATAACTAATCTGCAGTTAGAGCATGATCAATATACAAAGATGATAATAGGTGATGTTAACAACTATATAGCAGTTAACACAGCCGGCAAGTCTAAGTGCAAAGGTAGGTTTGAATATGATAACCTAGCTCTACACAAAAACAAGTCTCACCTTATTATACCTAAAGCTCTGTATGCATATTTTGTAGATGACATTTTACCTGAACAGTTTTTACAAGACAATAGAAACATATTTGACTATTGTGCAGGTGTAAAAATCAAGGGTGATTGGGAGTTTCAACAAACATGCATAATAGACAGAGAAATAACAAGGCAAACACTACAGAAAACTCTAAGATATTATATCTCTACAAAAGGTTGTAAGATTTACAAGGTACACAAACATGATAAGAGAGAGATACAACTAGAGTCTGGCAAGTGGATGCAACAACTATTTAATCTCTATGAAGAGAGACCTTGGGCTGACTACAATATTGATGAGTCTTATTATCTAGACAAGATATATAAAGAGATAAACAATATTATACCCAAGAGAAACCAATTAAGCTTATGGGAGTAAACACAGAACAAACAGAAAATGATGATCCAAACCAACCTAATAAGGTTACAGGTTTGGAACATAATGAGGTACAAGTCAAAACATATAGACAAATGGACCTTGAAGAACTAATCAAAATAATGGAACAAGAAAATGGAGAAGGAACTATACAAAGAAATAAAGCTTAAAGACAATCATGTACTACAAATATTCCAAGATACCTGGGGAGAAAGTCCCCGGGAATGGGATAACCTAGGTACAATGGCAATCTTCCACAAAAGATATAACTTTGGTGATGAGGTTGACTTTAAAGCTGATGACTTTAATAGCTGGGCCCAGATGGGTGAATACATAAACAAAAACTTAGATGCTGCAGTATACTTACCTATCTACATGTATGATCATAGTGGTATAACAATAAACTGTGATGGCTTTGCATGTCCTTGGGACTCAGGTCAAGTTGGATACATATATGTCTCAAGACAAAAGCTAAGAGATCAATATGGTGTAAAAAGAATCTCTAATGCTCTATTAGAAAAAGCAGAATATATATTGAGAAATGAAGTACATAAGATGGACCAGTATATAACTGGTGATGTATATGGCTTCCAAGTAATCAAGAGATACTTAGACAGCAACAATGAACTAAAAGAAGATATAGTTGACTCATGCTCAGGCTTTTATGGTGAAAACTTTAAAGAGAATGGTATGCTGGCATATATAAATGAAGACTTATTAATAGATGAACTATGACAACAGAAGAGTTTGACAAAGTAATAGAAAGAAGAATAGAGCTTATAAACTCTGTGATGAGATCTAAGAACAAAGAGTATGCCTCAGACAAGTTCCACAACTTTAAGTCTTCTACTGGTATAAGTTTTCATAGCTCCCAAGAAAAAGTAGCTTGGGAGTTTATGACTAAGCACCTACAATCTATCAAAGACATGTTAGATAAAGTAGACAAAGGTGGGCACAACAGTGTACCAAGTGTAGAATACTTAGAAGAAAAAATAGGTGATGCAATAAACTATCTAATACTCATAGAGGGTATGCTAAAAGAAAGAAAAGTATGAGACCAACAAAAGAACAAGTAAAAGAAAGAGAAAGATTCTTTACCTTTACAGGTGATCAAAAAGATCTAGAAAAACAGGTAGAGTTTCTATCAGCTTACTTTATTGCTAAACTACAGATACTTAGAAGATCTAATGATTTTATAACTAGAGAACAAGCAGCTGAGGAAATATTTTACAAAGATATGATAGCAGCATGTGCCTGTTTTATACAAGTAAAGAAACATGAAAACACAAATAAACAAAGTGAGAGCATTTCATAATGCCTTTAAACAAGAGAATGGTGTAATACCATCTAACACAGAGCAAAATGTATTTGAACTTAGACATAGACTTATGGCTGAGGAAAATGATGAGTATCTTGAAGCATGTAAAAACAATGACCTAATAGGTATTGCAGATGCTTTGGGTGATCAGTTATACATCTTATGTGGAACTATCTTAAAACATGGTCTTCAAAACAAGATTGAAGATGTGTTTGCAGAGATACATGAGAGTAACATGAGCAAGTTAGATGATAATGGTAAACCAATCTTCAGAGAAGATGGCAAGATCTTAAAGAGTAATAACTACTTTAAACCAGACCTTTCTAAGTTCATAAAAATATAAATATAGGCTATCCTTCGGGGTAGCCTATTTTTTTTTTAACCCTGACCAACATTTGGTTTCAGGTAGTTTTTGCTTTTTTTGTTCCTAGAGGTCTTGCTCTTAGCAACAATACCTTTTCTTACAACCTTAGGTTTTTTAGAGAAGGTTCTTTCTGATGTTGTTTTTGCTTTTGCCATTTTTACATTCTACTATAAGCTTCATATGATTCTAGACCTTTTATTGGTTGTACCTGACTACCTGAGAAGCCTACTGTTGTAAAGAAGTGGTTGAATATTTTTGCTTCCCCTTCTTTTTGATACCAATAAGGACCTGTGTCTCTTTGGTAGTAAAGACTTTCATCATCACCAGGCATTGCATGCATTGTAATATCAGTAAGCAGTTTAGCTGCTGCTGTTACTGTAGGTCCAAATGCAATAGATGTTGTACCAGCTAGATCTAGATAACTGTTTAATCCTAAGCCAGGCAAAGGAATAAAGCTTTCATTTTCAGCTTGTGTTTTCATTAATAAAGTAAGTGCATGGTTTGATAGCCACCCATCTAAATGGAAGTCTTCATCACCAAGAGCACCGGATTTTTCTCTAAGTTTTTCAAATCTATCTTCATCATCATCATCATATCCAAACAGAAGTGCTACTATACCTGCAATCACTAAAATATGAGCTATATCAGCAAGCATTCTTCTAAAGTTAGCTTTCTCATCTCTTGACATGTATGGTATGTTTCTACCTAGATTGTATATAGTTCTTGCTACAGTTAATACAGCATCTCTATAGTAACCACCTCTTACATCTTCTAGTGCATAGTTAGCTCTTCTTTTACCAAACCTATGCATAAACATAGCAGTAAAGTATCTTCTCATAAATGCAAAGAGTCTGTAAGCAAAGTATTGTTGTGCTTGTGGTTGTTCAAACTTAGCAAAGGCACCATTTAAGTCTTTGTATTTTTCATGTACAATGTTTTGCATCTTAAGCAAGCCATCATTCAAGGTAGGTAAACCTTTTTCATCATAGCTTATACCATATGTAGGATCAATACCTTGTTTAAGAACTAGTTGGTTCTTATCATTTAGTTCAAAAGCATCAGCCAAAGATATATCTCTTGTTTCTCCATCTATAGTTTGCTGTACTGTTTTAAAAAACATTATAGAGTAAAACAATTGTAAAGCTCCTTCCATCTCCATAAACTTTCTAGGACTGAATGTCCAACTTAAACTAGCTAAGTCTCTAGCAAAGGTTCTAGAAAAGTCTTTACCTATTATCTCTTCTGTTTTACCTTGTGCAGGATCCATTAAAAGTATAAGCCTTGTATCAACTGTATCATATTTTCCACCCCATATTCTAGTAGTCCATTCATTCATGGCTTTTTTAGCTCTTACTTTTGCTTTTCTCATTGACTTCATGTTCATGTACTCACCAGCAGCTGCTTCAACAGTTATTTGCCATAGAGCACCCCAATAGTTTTTAATAGCTGAAGGAAGATTAAGTGCAAAGTAGTTTAATGCTGCCCCACCGGTTATAGCACCTGTAACTTTGTTAAGCCAATCTAAATGTTTCTCAGAGAATACTTGACCCTGAACTTCTCTAGCATATAAAGATTTTATTGTAGCAAGTCTTGAGCTCTTGCCTCCTTTTAAGAAAGCCTTAAAGTTATCCATCTTGCTTGCTTTTTTACCTCTGATGTTGTTAAAGTCTTTCATGGTGTTTTCAGCATTCTCAAGACTTTTTATAATAGCTTTAGCAACAGGGTTTATCTTAGATAACTCTTTTTGTTTTTCTAGTTGAGTCATGTATAGGTTAAGCACACCTACAACATCATAAGATACTCTATTGATAGGTATGTTAGATAAACCTTTTACAGGAATCTTATCTACAAAAGGATTTACAACAACATCTTTTGCTACTACAAGTTCTTCACGGTCTTGTTCTAGTTCTGGATTAACAAAGCCTAACTCTACATCCCCGGCTTCTCTTGATAGTCTGTTAGCTTCTTCTCTACCTTTTTTAGAAAAGGTTGCAACAGCACCTGCAACAATACCTTTAAATCTATCAACTACATTTTCTTTTATAACACCTCTTTGTGCTTTTTCAAGAAGTTCATGTATAGGAAATCTTGGTAGCTCTAGATACAATCTATCTTTATACTCTATACCTATTTGGTTATCAAGATGATAGCTTGTTATCTTGTCTAATAAAGTTTTTTTGTTACTGTCTTTTACAAAGTTATAGTAGTCTTCATTTATATAAGACTTAGTATATGTTGTGAACTTCAACTCACCATTCTCATCTCTAAAATATTTTTCAGCAGTATAGCTTGTTGGTACACCATATTTAGCAGCTTGTTCTTTGTTTAGTGGTAAATAGTTAAACTGGTTATCTATTTGCTTACCAACATGTTTAGCTGTTCTTTCTTCTTCAGACATACCCATAGGTATAGTTCTGTATGTGTCTTTTACTTTGTAATAGAAGTATTTACCATTAGGTACACCATTAAAAGTCATAAGCTCACCATTAACAGTAACAGTAGTTTCTTGTGTATACTTTGGACCACCTTCTTCACTGATAGGTTCAGCAACACTCCAAGCATCTAGTCTTTTATATCTACTAAAGTCTTTACCTGTGTTAGGATCTTTAACTGGTATGTATATGTGGTTCT